GGGGAGGTGGTGAATGCCACAACGGTCCACCGGATCACTCCAGCCCCGGCAGCCAAGGCGCACGCGCTCAGGATGGCGCGGGGTCAGTGGGCTATCGGACTTGGTACCGGAGTACTGGACCCGAGCGAGCCTGACTACGACCGAACGCTGTCGTGGGCGCGGGGGAACGAGTCGTGGGGTAGGGGTAGCATCTACTTCTCCTCCAGCGGTACCGAAGCAGAGCCCCGCCTCTACTGCTACGACTTCACGGACCTGTTCTACTGGCTGGCCTCGAGAGACCTGGAGTCTGTCGGCTACGATGCTGACGCTAGGATTCTCTGCAACGCGCCGATGGCGGGCGGCGGTGGACTCATCACGGCACTCAACGTGATCGCCGCAGGTGGATCGATGGTTCTTGATCAGCGGCGACCCGATGCCGCCGTGTTCGCCGAGGTCGTAAACAGCCACAGCGTCACGGCTGCCACGGCCCGCCCCCGGACCATCGGAAAGCTTCTCGACGCGGGCCTCGTGTCTGCGGACATGCCGACCCTGACGTCGATGACTTCCACCTCCGCTCCGCTGCTGATCGACATGCAGAGCAGGTACCTCGATGCGTTCCCCGACACGGATCTGTTCGACGTGTACTCGACAACAGAGACCGGCCAGGTGGCGATCCGCAAGGTCAAGGACATCGGCGACAACACTGGCATCGTCTCGCCTAACGTAGAGGTCGAGATTCGCAACCCGGACGAAGATGGCATCGGAGAGATCTGGGTCAGGTCCAGGGGTGCGATGTGCGCGCAGGTCACGCCGATTGGCCCCCTGCCTCCCGAGGGCGGCTGGATTCACCCCGGCGACTACGGGCGACTTGAGTTCGGTCGGCTAACGCTTGCAGGTCGGAGGTCAGATAAGATTCTGGTCTCTGGTTTCACTGTGTTCGCTGGGACTGTCGAGGAGGCTGTTCGCCTCACGCCCGGCGTCCAGGAGGTCGCAGTTATCGGCGCACCCGACGATACCAAGGGCCAAACAGTCGAAGCGTTCGTAGTCGGAGAAGCGACCGAGCGAGACATCCTTGACACGGCGAAGCGTCACCTGCCATACTACGCGATCCCGGCAGTGCGGCAGGTCGAGAGCCTTCCGATCAGCCCCAGCGGCAAGGTACTCAAGAGAGGACTGGTAGCGTGACCGACTACACGGTACAGTTCCTGCCCCACGAGCTGCGCGACAAGGTTGGCCTGGAGCAGCTGGAGTACGGCATCGCGGTTACCGACGACGGAACAGTCATCGGGTTCTACGCGGTCGATCTTCGGCTCCAGTACCAGTCGTGCTCGACGTGTGTCGGACGCTGCTGCGTGTTCAAGTACCTGTGGGTCGAGATGGGCTACCGTGGGGACGGCCTCTTCAACACGATCCGTGCGTTCATCGACACCGAGCTGGAGATCGAGAAGCTCTACACCCTCGGGGGTGGCGCTGCAGACAGTGACGTGTTCGTCTACAGGTACGGCGTCGAGAAGGCCAAGGGCTACTCCGACGAGCGCGTCAGCTACGAGCAGGCCGAGACGAAGGCGAAGGAAGTTCTCGCCCTGATTCAGGAAGCCGTGAACTCGTAATGCCAGTCAGCCAGCCCAAGACGCAGCTTCCGCCTGTGTTTAAGTTCGGCATTCTTGCCACGGGCCAGACGCCCGGATGGGGGACCCGCGTCAAGTGAGTCAGAAGCAGATCCGTTACGGCAGCATCCTCCTGGCAGTCCCCGCTGGAATCCTCATCGTCGTGTCGCTGTTCGCGGCACTGTTCGGCGGTGACGGTAGCGCAGCCCTGTGGCTCATCTTCATCGCCACGTTCGGCGTGTTCGAGTGGCGTGGACTCCATGACGGCCATGTCGGCGGAACCCTGTCCGAGGTGTTCTGGATCTTCAAGTGGGAACCCGGCACCGGCTTCGTCTGTCACGCACGGACTGTCACCATCTGGATCGGGATGCTGGGCCTACTGATTCACATGGTCGCTGGCTGATTCACGTTCACGCTTGCGCTCCCTAGGGCGCATGGCGTACGGTCAGCCACCATGACCGCGAACGCACCCGGAGCAGCCTGATGGCTACCGAGCTTTTCTTCCGCAACCCTCACAACTACATCCGTGAGCTGGTTGAGTGCGGCGTGGGCAACATCGCCTGGGACCGAGGCATCCTCGTCAAGAAGCGGATCGATCCGGTCAAGCACGCGCACACTTACTTCGGCATGGCGATTGAGTACCGCATCCTGGTGGTCGGCGAGCAGGGGACTGCTGACCTTCGCCCTGGCGATACTCTCGACAAGCCGACTGGCGTGTACCCCACCTGGAAGTACGGCGAGGAGCAGGCACTCCTCGAGGAGATGGTGGCGCGTCCGATCGGCGAGGACGAGAAGGTCTGTAGCGACACGAGCCTGCCTGGTGACGAGCGCCCCGTGCTTGGCCAGGAGCACCGAGTCGTCATCATCGATCCTCCGAACGCTGGCACCGGCCCAGGTCGTCGGTTCCTGGTGTACCTGAAGGAGCTGCAGGAGGACTACCCGGACTGCATCATTCACGTCCACGGACTGTACGGCTTCAGGCCGGCATTCGGGATGGGCTTCAGGTCCGCAGACATCTCGCCCCGTGAAGCGGCACAGCACGGTAAGATCATGCTGCCGCAGGGACGCGAAGAGAAGTACGAGCGAGTTCAGAAGCAGGTCAAGTGGGTCACCGCGATGGGCTTCAAGCCTGCCGAGCTGGCCGAGCCTCGGAACCGCTGCATCTACAACATCAAGTCAGCGATCTGGGCGTCGCAGAACTTCGCCGAGCTGATCAAGTTCCGCACCGTGAATGACGGCGCACCTGTTGACACGACCTCGTCCGACGTGGAGTATGTTCCCCGTGAGACGAAGTCCATCTTCAACAGTGGCGCACCGAAGAAGCAGGACGGCGACAGGTTCGCCTGTGACAGTTGCAGCCTCACCGCAGACTGCAAGTACTACCGAGCAGGGGCGGTGTGTTCAGTGCCAGGTTCCGAGCCGACCGAGCTGGCGGCTTACTTCAGGACTCGTGACAGCGCGACGATCATCGAGGGCCTGGGTGTCCTTCTGTCCGGGCAGGCTCGCCGTGTCGAGCGCGCCGCCCAGGAGGAGGTCGAGTACGGAGAGACCGATCCCGAGGTCACCAAGATGATGGGGCAGCTCTTCGACTCCGGTGTCAAGCTGGCGAAGCTCGTGGACCCCGCCCTGCGTGCGAACGCGGCGGTACAGGTCAACATCGGTGCCGGTGGTCAGACTGCGCCCATCAACCCGAAGCAGGCTGTCGCTGCCGCCTTCCGCGAACTGGAGCTGCAGGGCTTCTCGCGAGAGCAGATCACCCCGGACATGGTGGCTGCGGTGCTACAGGGCAAGCCCATCCCGTCGATCCCCGGTGAGCTTGTCGAGGGCACTGGCTGATGGATTACGCCAAGATCGCAGCGGAGGCGGAATGGCTCAAGGCCAACCCGCACTTCATCGAGAAGCCTGCTTCGATGGAGGAGTTCCTCGGAGCTGACTACCTCGACATCGAGCGCCTCGTGCGCCCGAAGATGAAGGAAGCGCTCATCAGCATCTTCGGGTCCGAGGTGAACTGCAACGTCATCTCGAACTTCCGACGCGCCATGCTCACGGGTGGTATCGGCATCGGCAAGACGACGTTCGCCTCCATCGCACTGCCGTACATGGCGCATTGGGTTCTGTGCCTCAAGGACCCGCAGGGATACTTCAACCTGCTGCCCGGTTCTCGCATCGCGTTCATGCAGATGTCCACCTCGGAGAAGCAGGCGCTGGAGGTTGTGTTCGGCGACATCTTCGCTCGAATCAAGCACAGTCCCTGGTTCGTGGAGAACGCGCCGTACGACGACAAGTTCACCAAGCAGATCCGGTTCCCCAAGGATGTCTGGATCATCCCCGGTGACTCCACAGAGACCTCGTTCGAGGGCTACAACATCCTCGCGGGCATTCTCGATGAGGCTGACTCGCACAAGTCCACGACGGACAAGGACTACGCAGACGTCGGTTACGACACGATCAACTCCCGCATCGAATCCCGGTTCGAGGACAAGGGACTGCTCATCGTCATCGGCCAGATGAAGAAGGCCGTCGGCTTCGCGGCCAAGAAGTACGCCGAGTTCCAGAAGGACCCGCTGGCCTACACGATGCGCCTGGCGATCTGGGAGTCGATGGGATGGCACCGCTACCTCAAGACCGACGGTACGCGGGACTCGTTCTTCTACGACAAGAAGCGCAAGCAGATCGTTCCCGCAGGGGTAGCGGTCGTCGTCACCTCGGAGGACATTCTTGAGATCCCGGTGGTCTACCAGAAAAGCTTCGAGAACAATCCGGAGAAGGCGCTTCGTGACCTTGCCGGTATCCCGCCAAGCGTCAGCGACCCGTTCATCTCGAACGTCGATCGCATCGAGCTTGCCGTCGAGAAGTGGAACGCCCGCTTCCCCGGAGTCGGCTCCCCGGTAAGCGACAGTCCGACTCGTCCGAAGTTCGCGGAGTGGTTCACCGGCAAGCTCGACCCGCGCCGCAGGACGCTACACCTCGACATCGCGTACTCGGGCAACGGAGACGCACTCGGTATGGCGATGGGGCATGTGGCCGAGGTCACGGAAGTTGAGGGAGAGCTGAAGCCGTACATCGTCTTCGACTTCCTCCTTCGCATGAAGGCCCAGCCTGGAACCGAGATCATGCTGTCCGATGTTCGGCATGTGATCTACGACCTCAAGGAAGAGTTCGGCTTCAAGCTCAAGAACGTGACGATGGATGGATTCCAGTCCACCGACACGATGCAGCAGCTTCGCAAGCGCAAGTTCTTCGTGGACTACCTCTCGTGCGACCGCTCGACACTTCCGTACGAGGATCTCCGTGAGGCGATCAACGAGCGACGCATCGAGTTCCCGCCCTACCTGACGTACCTGAACAAGGGCGACACCGAGCGAGTCCAGATCGCTGTCAAGGAACTCATGGAGCTGAGCGACACTGGCAAGAAGATCGACCACCCCACAGACGGCAGCAAAGATGTCGCCGACGCGATGGCCGGTGTCGTGTCTACGCTCATGGGTGACCGCGCATACCGCAAGGGTGTAACGTCCCTCTCTGAACGCCGCAACCGGAACCTCCAGGAACAGGAAGCGGCAACTGGCACGACTGGATTCGCGGATAGGATCACACCTTCGCTTCGGCCAGATCTCGGGATTACGGGACTACAGGCTCCCCTTCCTCCGGGCAACGTCGGGCGACTTGGTTTGGCTGTTCCCGACCGACTCCAGCCGCGACGCGAGAGGTAAGCTGTGACGCAGCTCGTAGGACCGAACGGCAAGCCCATCTCGAGTTCACAGTTCAAGAAGGCCGTCCCGCCCAAGCAGGGTGAGGCATTCGGCCATTGGGCTGGACGAGACATCGAGTACCTCAGCCTCCCCGGAGGCGGGGTCATCCAGTTCGACCTGAGCAAGCTCACGCTCGGTGACTTCCGCGCCATGCGCGACCACTACCAGATCAACGCCTCGCTCGCCGTCCTGTCGTTCATGCAGCACCAGTCGGACTGGCACATCGAGTGCGAGGACAAGAAGATCGCAGAGCACTGCGAGAACAACCTCCGCGAGATCTGGACTCCCCTCAACCGCTCCATGTCCACAGCAAACTGGGCCGGGTACTCGCCCAACGTGCTGGATTGGGAGAGCGAGGGCTCGAAGCTCATGATCGACAAGGTCCGCGACCTCATCCCCGAGGAATGCCGGGTCAACTGGAAGGAAGAGGAGGGCTGGGCACCTCCGGGTCGCACGCCTCCCAAGTTCAAGAAGTACGACGGCATTCGGCAGTTCGGCATGTCGTGGCCGATCCCGGTGGACAACTCGTACTGGTACCCCCTCCTCATGGAGAACGGCGACTACTACGGGCGCAAGCTTCTTCGCCCCGCGTTCACGTCCTGGTTCTTCAGCATCCTCACTCACCTGTTCGCCAACAGGTACTACGAGCGCTTCGGTGAGCCGACCCCTGTCGGTCGTGCTCCCTTCGACGAGGAGATCGAGGGCCTGTCGGGCGACAAGGTCCAGGGCAACGTCTACATGCTGCAGTTGCTCCAGCAGCTCCGCAACCGCAGCGTCGTCGTTCTGCCGAACGACCGCACCCAGGGCCAGGACGGCAAGGCGACCTTCGACTACGAGATCGAGTACCTCGAGTCCCAGATGCGCGGCGCTGACTTCGAGCGCTACATGACGCGGCTGGACGAGGAGATGTCGATCGGACTGTTCACCCCGATCCTCCTGCTCCGCACCGCCGATGTCGGCTCGTACAACCTCGGCGTCGGGCACATGCAGATGTACCTGTGGATGCTGAACGCGATGAACGCTGACCGCAAGCAGTACATCGACAACTACGTTCTTGCTCCGATGAAGAACTTCAACTTCTCGAAGAGCGCTCCCAACCCCAAGATCGTGTTCCGCAAGCTCGGCGACCTCAACGCCGAGATGATCAGCAGCCTCCTGCAGGCGCTGGTTAGCAAGGACAAGGTCAAGCTCGACTACCGCGAGCTGGGCGAGATGGCGGGCATGACCATCGAGGAGATCAAGGAGACTGTCGCCCCTGCGGTCGATCCGAACGCCGACCCCGCCGCGACCGACCCTGCCGCCCAGGATGACCCCGCCACAGCCAAGGGGAAGCCCGTAGCCGTCGCTGCTGCGCGTTCCATGACCGAACCCCGCACCACGGCTAAAGAGATCGTGACGCGGGTCGGTGGGCAGGTCGAAGCCGCGTTCCGAGATGGCCGATTCGGCCCGGACCTGCGTATTTCGATGGGCTACAAGCGCCAGATGGCACACAGCCTCGGTGCCGGTGGGTTCTCCGACCCGCTGACGAAGGCCGACGACCTGTACCGCAGGATGGACAACTGGATCGCGGACATCACCAGTTCGCTGGACCCGGCTGACTTCTCCAGTGGTGCCGAGAGCTTCATGGACCTCTTCGAGAAGGTTCTGTCCACCCAGCTCGAAGAGTTGGCACATGCCTAAGAGGGACCACCAGCTTCGGTGCTTCTGTAGCACTGAGCCGCTGCTGGCAACCTACGGGGTGGACGACGAAGGACGGCTGTACGTTCACGTCAAGATCTACAAGCAGCGCCGTATCTTCGGCGAGGTCATCGTCACCGAAGGCATCGTTCGACTCATCTGTCGTGAGTGCTTTCGCTGGCACAAGGTCAACATCAAGCAACACGGGGAGGCTGTACTCTCTGAGGAACCAGTCCCTTCGGAGTTGCTGGCAGGAACCTAACCGATCCATGCTTGCGTCCGCGTAGGCCGACACCGTAAGGTACGCCGCTGAGATGACTAACACCCTGGCACCCGAAGCGCGGCGACACGTCGCTCTCTTCACCGTGGGAAGCCTTGGCTTCCAGGCACCGACGCAGTACCGCAAGAAGGCCGATGACGGCTCCACGGTCCTCGTGATCGAGGACATGCCGGTCTTCCGTTCAGGCCAGTTCCGTGACAGCATGGGCTACCAGCACACCTGGGAAGACCTGCACATGGATCAGATGGTCTCTCACTTCAACCTCCTGCGGGATCGCAAGATCTTCGCAGACGTGCCGGTTCGAGACGGGCACCCTGGCTTCCTGATCAGCGGAACGCCTGGCACCGGCAAGACGGTCGGCTGGCACACGGGTCTGCGCGCCGAAGAGCGCGTGTCTCCCGTGGACGGCAAGACCTACACCTACTTGCTCGCCTCGTACGAGATCCTCGACGAGACGGCGATCAAGAACATCGAGTCCGGCCTGTGGCGCAACCGCAGTGCCGAGGTCGGTGGCTACATGAACAACGACGAGGCGGAGTTCTGGCCCGTGTATCAGGGCCATGCTTACGTTGACATTCCCGCTGTCGAAGGGCTCAACGGCTTTGCCAAGAGCCTCGCTGGCAACGGGACCACGTTCAGCATCATGTCGGAGAAGGAGGCCCCTGTGTCGGGCACCGAAGGAACCCCCGCCGCCCCGGCGGCTCCCGCCGCACCTGCGGCAGACCCCGCGCCCGAGGCCCCCGCTGCTCCGGTCGCTCCCGTCGTTCCGCCCGTCGAGCCCGAGGCGCCTGCCGCCCCGGCCACCGACGAGGAGAACGCCGAGGGCGCCGAGGCGCAGCACGGCAAGGGTGCGAACCAGCACATCTTCAGCATCGGCGGTCGCTCCACGAGCGACTTCGCTGCTGTCCAGGCGCACATCAGCAGCCTGGAGCAGTTCCAGTCCGAGACGGTCACGTCGGGTCGCAAGGCCTTCTGTGCCCAGCTCGTGACGGACAAGAAGCTTCTCGCTCCGGGTCTGGAGGCCACTGAGGCCTTCGCCCTGGGCCTGAGCAACGAGCAGTTCGAGGCATGGAAGGCGTCATGGGATGCCGTCGCACCTGCCGAGCTGCTGCAGAAGCACGGTTCCGGTCCTGCCAACCCTCACGGTGGCCCGTCCAACGGCCCCACCGTCGAGGACCAGATCGCTGAGCAGGAGAGCATCGTCACGATGCACCGGAACGGCGGCATGAAGCAGGAGCAGCTCGAGAAGACCTGGGCCGAGCGCGAGGGCGAGCTGAAGAAGCGCGAGCAGGAGCTGACCGAGCTGCGCGCCTTCAAGGAGCAGGCCCCCGAGATGGTCAAGAAGGCCGTCAACCAGGAAGTCGCCATCGCCAACAACTCGCTCAAGAAGGAATACGAGCACAAGATGCAGATCGCCCAGAAGGACGCCG